TATTTAATCAAGCCTGAGGGGTTTGATATTGATTTACGGACCAATACTTATGACCCCTCCAAAGTTGAAACCTCAATTGATAATGAAGATAAAAGAATGGTTAAAGCATTCCTTGCAAATTTCTTAGAGCTTGGAATGTCTGGCACCGGTGCCTATGCACTCTCCAATGATTTATCTGACTTCTTTTTAACCGGCTTGCAATTTTTAGCCGACGAGATTGCAATGCAAATTAATAAAAACCTTATCCCTCAACTTATTAAAATGAATTTTGGGCCTAGAGACAAATATCCTAAACTTAAATTTTCTGGAATATCTGACAAAGCCGGAAAAGAGTTATCAGAAATTTTAAGCGCACTAACAAACGCCCAAGTTATTACACCTGATGATAATTTGGAAAAGCACATGAGAAAACGATTAGGAATAACAGAAATGAGTGATGAGGGTCAAAGGTTAAAGCCTCAAGGGCCTCTGAGTCTCTCAGAAAAATTTAATAGGATAATAAAGGCAAGGAATAGGGGAGTTTAGGTGGGTATAAGACGAGAGCTTGATAAATTACTGAATGACTCAGAGGCCGCAAGCTTAGATGTAATGCAAAGTAATTTGGCATCACTGGCAGATAGTCTTATAAATAAAGTAATGGCCAGGGAGTTAGGCCTAAGTAAATCCAATAAGCTTGATGCCGTTAAGGATGTGACGGCATCGGGCATTAATGAATATAAAAGAGAACTTTTAGATTTACTCACTGTAATTGCCTACGAGGCTTTAAGACTTGCAAAAAAAGAAGTCCCTAAAGCAAAATTTGCATTATCAGAAATAGATTACAGCAACATTCTTTTTGTAGAAAGTAAAAGAGTGAAAAAATTAAAAAGCAATGCGGTTAAGAATAAAAGAATTGAAACCATGTGGAAAAAGTTACCGGCAAAGGTAAGAAAACGCTTAAAGATCCAACAAGAGCTTTTAGTTAAAACACAATTATCCGATCTAGAAAAAGCTATTTTTTTTAGTTATACCTCGGCAGTAAATCAAGAGTTAACCCCTGAGGAAATTGCAAAAAGTCTTGAGGAAAATGCAGAGGGTTTTATTACAGGTCCATCAGTAAGGGCAGGCGCTCCACTTACAGCACATGAGGCGATAGGCGAGGCAAGATCTGCTTTTTTTGCAGATCCGGAGGTTGAAAAAGAAATTGAGGCGTTCGAGTTTGTTAACAATTTCCCAAAAGACCGTACTCCAATATGCGAGCAACTTAATGGGACTATATTTGCAAAAGATGATCCAAACAAATTTAAATTTACCCCACCTTTGCACTTTAATTGCCGTTCAATGATAATGCCGATAATTATTGGGGACCTAAAGGGTCGGAAAATAGGCAAGTTAAAAATCAGCAAAGAAAACGAGAAATATTTGCAGTTTTCCGAAAAGTTGAAAAATTTTCCTATTCAATATGAACGTCTAACAAATCCTTTTTGGGGTTAATATGGTTAAAAGATATAAAAGCATAGATTTTAAACCACCTAAAGGCGTTTCACTAAACGCTGCAAGAGGTTTGGACCTTAGGCGTAGGTTTGGAAAAGGTGGTTTAACAACTCAAGAGGCCGGTAAATTAAAAATAGGGTCGGGAGTTGCAAGAGCAACGTCTTTAAAAAACTTGGAAAATGTAAGTCCTGAGACCATAAAAAAAATGGTCGGGTTTTTTAACAGACATGAGGTTTATAAAAAGAACCACATAAAAAAAGAGCCTTACAGCGCATCTTATATAAGTTGGTTGTTATGGGGAGGCGATGAGGGACAGAGGTGGGCAAATAAAACCTTGAGGCAAATGCAAAAAGCTGATGAGGCAAGTTTAAGTGAGAAAATTATTCAGACCATAATAGTTGATAAGGTAAATGGAGTAGGCTTGGAGCAAGCAAAGAAAAAGGCTTTAAAATATGGCTCTAAAAACCCTATTCCTAAAGTCCATGAAACTGAAAAAAGCTTTATGTTTAGGCAAGTGGACCCTTCAAAGTTTATAAAAGACTCTTTTAGTGCTTTTAAAGTGCCTGAGCAAGGTGTTAGAATAATTTATGGAAAATTAAAGGATGCAACAATGAGTGAATTTAGGACGAGTCCAAATCTAATTAAATTCAGTGAGGAAAATTTACCTGATAAAATTCAGATCCTCAGGGCAGGAAATTTTTATCATGAAGGCAGAGAAATTGAGGTCAAAAAAAATGATCTTATTTCTATGGTCCAAAACTTTTCCGAAAAAGTAAGAGGCATCGATTTGATGATAGATTTCTCTCATAACTCTGAGGGTGAGGCGGCAGGGTGGATAAAAAAACTTATGTTGTCTGATGATAAAAACGAGCTATGGGCAGAGGTCGATTGGACCAAAGCCGGTCAAGACAGTTTAAAAAACAAAGCCTTTAAATATATTAGTGCCGATTTCTCATTTGCCTATAAGGATAATGAGTCATTAAAAGACCATGGACCAACCCTTTTCGGAGCCGGTCTTACTAATAGGCCGGTTGTTAAATCAATGGAGCCGATTGTTTTAAGTGAATTAAATATAAACCCTAACAAAGAGGATAAGATGGGCTATGAAGCAAAAGAAATGCAGGAAGAGGAAATGATGAGTTTAGAGGATGCAATGAAAATGATTAGAGACCTTAAGGATGATCTTTTGAAAAAAGATGAGGAGCTTATTTCTATGAGAAAAGAGCTTGAAGAGGGAATGCTTAAAGGTGAGGAAAAGCTTGCTGAAATTAAAAAAGAAAAAGAATTGATGACAAAAAATCAAGCTTTTGACAAAAAACTCTCCGAGGGTGTTGTTGTTGAAGCTCAAAGACAGGCATTCATTGATAATGACATGGAAAAGTTTTTATCTTTACAAGCTGATATCAAGCTTAGTGAAAAGGGTAACTCTCAAACTCCAAAGTCAGAGCTTTTTAATGAGTCTAATTATGAGGACAAAATAATTGAGCTTGCAGAAAAAAGAGCAAAAGAAGAAAATATTTCAATTGAAGTTGCTATTTCAAGAGAGCTTCAATTAAACCCAAAAGCAGAAAAATTTTATAACAGTTTAGTTTAATTTTTAATAACAGGGAGACTTAATTATGGCAGTTGCAACTCAACCGGTTAACATTACAACTTTTAAAGCGGCCGGCACTATTAGACCTTACAGATTTGTTAAATTTTCAGCGGCAGGGACAGTTGTTGAATGTACTGCAAATGGTAAGGCAATCGGTATTGGACAAAATGATGCAGAAATTTCAAGTGGCGAGTTTATCGAAGTTGCTCTCTCAGGTGGTGGGGCAAAACTTAAAATTGCAGAGGCAGTTGTTCAAAGTAACTTACTTACATCAACTGGTAACGGCCGCGGTGAGGTGGCAGATGCCGCAGGAGAATTCGTGGGAGCTATAGCCTTCGAAGCAGGAGCAACTGATGATATCGTGGGAGTGAGAGTTTGTTATTTATCAGCTCAAGGTTCTGATGCCTAATTAATTTTAATTAAAAAATAAAAAGGAGTTTATAATGAGTCAAATGAAAGCAACGGTTGATAAACTACTCACTCAAGCGAGTGCCGGTTATTTTCCAAAAGGTTTTGCATGTGAAAAAATCTTGCCAGAGGTAAGAGTAAAACAATGGTCTGGAAAACTTGCAAAATATGGGACCAATCACCTAAGAATAGAAACTAACTATTCCGGTGGACGTGGTGAGTATAGAAGGGCAGAGCCGATTGTAAGAGAGCAAGCAACTTATCAAATCGAAGGACACGGGCTTGAGACGCTTGTTTCGGCAAGTGAACTGGCCAATGTTGACAGCCCTTATCAGGCTCTTACCGATAGCGTTTTGGGCCTTACCTCTCAACTAATTCTAGAAAAAGAAAAAGTTTTAGGCGATACTTTAGGCGACACGGCAACGCTTACACAAAACACTACTCTTACCGGCACGGCTCAATGGAATGATTTTGCCAACTCAGATCCCGTTGGAGACTCTGCAACGGCAAGAGCTGCCATTATGGACGGTTGTGGTGCCGCTCCAAACGCTGCAATTATGTCATGGCAGGTATGGAATAAGCTGAGATTTTCTTCGAAGCTTTTAGATGCCCTAGGATATAAATATAATAAAATGGGTGGACTATCTGAGGATGAGCTTGCGGTCGCTTTAGGTGTTGAAAAGATCATAAGAAGTGATGCAATGTATGAGTCGGCAGCTGAAGGTCAAACTTCAAGCCTTGCACCGGCTTTTGGCAAAAACTGCATCTTTGCAGTTGTCCCTGATAGAGCTATTCCTTACCAGGTTTCACTTGGTTATAGAATACAGCAATCGGCTCCTAGAAGAGTTTATAAATATGCAGTAAGCAATCCTCCTAATTCACAATGTGTTTTAGTTGAGGACAACTATGACTTGATGTTGTCAAATGTTAAGGCCGCTTACCTAGTTAAAAACTGCATTGCTTAATCTTATAGAGTTTTTGGGGAGGGTAAAACCTCCCCTTTTTTGGAGGTTAAGAATGTTTAAAGCAAAAGAAAATTTTAAATGCAACTCTCTTAAAAAGAATAAAGGAGAGTTAATAAGTGCCGATGAGGTAAAGGTTATAGGGGACCTTTTAGAGGATCTTTTAAAAGACGGCTTGATTGAAAATGCAGAGGAAAAAAAGCCTGTTAGAAAAAAAAGAGTTACTAAAAAAAAGGTAAACTAAAATGGCTTACTCAACAAATTCAGATATTCAAAGCGAGTTTAAAAGTCTTACTTATAACAGTAATGGCATAACAAGTGCCGAGGTCGATGCCTTTATTGAGCAAGAGGACGCTTTTATAGACGGTATTGTTGGTCGGAAATATGTAACACCGATAACCGGCACCTATGCACTTAGAATAATAAAAACTATTAGTGTTCAATTAGTTGCCTCAAGAGTCAAAAGAATTCTGGCAGTTAAAACAGGTATTGCCTCAACCGACCAAGACTCTATGGGTGACTTATTCCAAATGGCAAAAACAAAGCTTGATGATATTGCAGAGGGACGATTGATTTTATCTGATGCTGTCCTTGCAAGGGCAAGTGATGGGGTGGACAGCTTTGCCGTTTCTGATGACATAAAGCATATTTTTAAGAGGGATGAGCAACAATGGTAAAACCTGTTTTAGAAATTGACGTTGATCCTTCGAAGGCTTTTAAAAGGTCATTGGTTGACTCTGCAAGGCAAAGCTCTGACTTAAGGACTCCTTTTAGGGAAATTACAGCATCATTTTTTAAAACTAATAAAGCTATTTTTAAGGCTAAATCAAAGCAGGGTTATTTTGAGGATTTATCAAGTAAGCCTCTTTATGCTTTTTGGTTAGATGATGACTCACCCGCAGTTTCAAAAAACAATGACAGTAAATTTTTTCCAGGTGGTTATAAAGACCTTAAGAAAAAAACCCATGGCTTTGTTTATCCTATTTTAAAAGCCTCAGGTAGACTTGAGGAGTCTATAACAAATCCGGCAGACTCCGATGCTTTGGAGAGTGTTGTTAATAAAAATGTATTAATATTAGGGACAAGAGTCCCATATGCGACATGGCTACAAGAGGGCACAAAGAAAATGCCTAAGAGACCTTTTTTACTTTTTGGAAATGAAAACGAGGGACC